CACCTTTAGCTGGTGTAAATAATTCTGGACCCTTTTCCCCTACAAGTGAAGGTCTACCACCTGGTATAAAACCACCATTTTCTGCAACAGCGATAGGTGTAGGAAGAATAGGTGTTGCAATATCTTTAGGTCCACCACCAAATAGTCCTCCAAGTCCACCAAGTATCGAACCAAATAATCCTCCGCCTCCTAATGTGCCCTGCATATTTCCAAATAAAGCCATGTTGAAGGCTGCATCTATAAGTTTATTTAATACATTATTTAGTACATCGTTCAATGTAGAAGTACCACGAATCATTCCTTGGATTCCCTGTGATATGTCAGTTGCTATTGTCTGAGACATTCTTTCAAATGCTGCTGCTGTCTCTTCCGCTAACTTTCTTTCTCTTTGAAGCTGGTCAAGTCTCTTTTCATTTGCGATAAATCTTTCCCTATCAACCTTTACTCCTTTATCTTCTAATTCTCTTATTTTTACCTCTATTGCAAACTCTTCAGCAGTTAAATCTCTATGTTGTTCTAAAAATACAATTTCTTCTTTTGTTTTCTTCATAGTTGCTTCTGCTACTTTTCTTTGCAGTTCTTTAGCGTCTGCTATAGCTTTTTCTACATTTAATTGGTCTTGTATTTCTATTGCCTGTTGGTCTAAATCTCTAAAACCTGGGATACCTTCTTTATTTGCTCTTATAGCTCCTATTTGTGCTCTTCTTAGTCTTTGTTCATTTATTTTAGTTAACCGTGGATCGTCAAATATGTTTTGGTTAGCTTGATTAAGAGTGACAGTTCGTTTTACACCCTCTGCAAGCATTTTAAATATTCCAGCAGAATTTATCATATCTGCAAAACCAGCTTGCATTTGAGTCATTAATTGAGCAAAACTATTCGCTAACTCTGTAGTATCTTTTCCAAACTCTTCTAAAGAAGATACACCATCTGATCCGACTAAGCCAAGCATTTTTTTCCTTGTCTCTTCAAAAGCTGCTTCTTCATCTCCTAATTCTTTGAGTAGTTTTATATTCTTTTCAAATTCTGTTCCAGTAACACCTAATGCTTTTGTAAGTGCTTCTACATTTTTAGTAGCAGGATTTAAAGCATTACCTAACTTTGCTGCCTCTACCCCAAACTGCTGGATAGGTGTTGCAATGGAAGTTGCAAGTAAACCTCCTGCAAAACCTCCCATCTGACCACCAACTAAAGATCCTATTCCACCACCTAATGCACCAGCACCAGCTACTAATGGTCCTTGTCCAAATAATAGAGGAAATGCACCAGAAATAATTGCACTTGATAAAGCTCCCGAACCACCGCCACCTCTAGCTGCTCCTCCTGTTCCTCCACTACCACTTGCCTGTCTATTTCTGATATTGCCTTGCTGTTGTAGAACTTTTAACTGTTGTTGATCTGCTTTTAATTGTTTTTGTTTTATACGAAGAGTCTTTTCTTCTTGACGAGTTCTTTTTGTAGCCTCTATTAGTCTTTCTTTTTCTTGCCTATTTACTGCTCTATTTGCTTTTCCACCTTGGGCTAATTTATTTAACTTCGATATACGCTTCTCAAGATTATTTAGCTGTTTATTAACAGTCCTGGTATTCAGTTTTATATTAACTTCGTAATTAGATGCCACTAATCTCGATAAAACATTACATTTAGTTTAGCGTACCTTACGATATTGAGCTTTCTTTTTCATATCTTCATACGCTTTTTCCTCTCTTTCATTTTTTAATCTAAAATATGCACTCCAGGCATACAGTTCCTCTACAGTCATGTTCTTTTGTAAATGACCTAAAGTAATTCCTAAAGTTTCTGCAACGAAAAACTGTAAATATAAATAATTATCTTTATCAAGTTGTGCTTTTTACGGCATCAGGAGTTGCCTCCTCGCTCACTTCCTGCATTTTAGTCATAAGTTCTAAAAGAACTGCTAGTGGTATCTCTCTTCTTAAACTAGGTTTATCAGCTTCAATAAATAGTTTCTGACCATTCTCATCTTCAGCTTTATTTATTATTACTTGGAGAGCAAAGTCTAAACTTCCTTCTTCCTGACCCTTGTTTGTTCTTATTAAAGTAGCATTTATGGCATCTCTATCTGCAATAGTTAAAGGTGTCCAATATACTTTTACAATTAGTTCCCCATCTTTATAAATTGGGTAGCTACTTTTGTTAGCTATGCTAAATGCTTTTTTTAGCTTGTCGATTGCTCTTTCTGTCGGCATACAAAATAAATTAGTACGTTCATTTACTATACTACTACTTTATTACTTAAAACCAACCTTTTTGAACGCAAATGCTATATCTTTGTTGATAAGACCACCTTTTGTATAAACCACATACCAGTTTGGACCCATAGCTGTTGGACTTTGAGCTTCTTTGTAATGTTCAGCATAAGTGACAGGCTCTCCTTTTAAATTAGGTCTTGTTTGACCTGGTGCGTTAATAGCAAAACCAGCATACTTAGCTCTGTTACCAACAAATAAATCTTGATTCAATGTTACATTCGGAACTTTAGGATTTTTTATCTGCCTGGCTGTTGGATCAGGTATCAAATAACTTGGAAAATCTGGTTTTCTTTTCTTAGTTGCCTGTACAGGACTTTTTGATACTATCCAGTTTTCTCCAAATGTCCCTGTCCACCAAGGTCCTTTTTCAGTAAGTGAACGTACTACTGTTTTTGCAACTTCTTTTCTTCCCTTAGTTATTGCTTTTCCTAAATCTTTAGTAAAATGCTTTTTAAAATCTTTAGGCATTGGCAGTAAAATCGCAACTTACAACAGCTAAATAATGACTGTCCTCTTCCACATTTACAGAAGTTGGCCCCTCGATTGCCGATACTCTTGGAGTTACTGAAAATGTATCTGAATATCCTGGAGCGTTTACTGAAATCAATCCATCAATAACTGATTCCGCTATAGCAGATGCCTCCGCACTTCCCTTATGTGGTGGTGTCATAATTCCACATCTTATAGATCCAGCATAATAATCTGATGCAGCACCATGAGTCTGAATGGTGGATTGTGTAAAGTCCAGACTTACCATTACATACTTTTTGTTCTTTCCTGGAGTAGTAAACGGCATATTGTCAAAAATTACTGTAACTGTATTGTCAGCAGCAGTTACGGCAGTTTTTATTGCGGTTTCAAATGCTGCTCGTGCGTTTACTAAAGTCATCAGAAAATAACATCAATACGGAATAAATATTCTTGACCACCTTTTTGGGTAAGAACATTTGTAATTTTGGCTGATCTGGTAGATCCAGAAAATGTGAGAGTTATTTCATCCTGTAATAAAGGCTGGCTGTCTCCTATTAAATCTGGTGTTACATATAACCTTGCTACATTTTCCTGGAATCCAGTTTCCTCTGATGATCTGATAAATTCAATCGGTACGTCTATATTGTATGTAACGTCAGTTGTCGTTACCGTACCAGTGGAAGTGTTGTACACAGGAGATGTTTTTCTTGTATAAGTAATTGAAGTGTCTAAAGATTTTCCAAGATCACTTACTACCTGTTTGGCTATGTTTTTTAATGCCGTGTCCAGTTGTCCTGCCATTATCCTCTAACCACCCTAAGTTGAAAACTACCTGCTCCACCAAGAACATAAGCTCCTAAGTAACTTTGTAACCACGGATAAACGTCAAATACATTATTAACAGAACCAGTACCCTGACTCTTTGTATTGTATTTAACTTGAATATCTCCTAACTTTACTTCTTCAAAGTTACCATCAGTTCCAGTACTGCCAGTAATTGCATCGGTATCATTTGCCAAAGCATTAGCTAATTCAAACTGTGCATATTTGATATTCTGAGGAATCAAAGTACAAGCCAGTTCAACTCCATCAACTTGGTAATTGGTTCGTGGGAACTTTAACGCCTGGTCATCGTCACATCTGTCTCCGTAGTAAACCAAAGTATCAATCCATCTTGTAGCAGATATTAATGCTCGATTCTTTTTATCATCCTGTTTATTATCCCATTGAGTAGAACTGGGAACAGTTTCAAAGTATGCGTCTG